ATCAGTTTGCGTTCGGCTAAGCGTTGCGCACAAGAGCAACGCGAGCACCAAATGGCCGATCCCGCCCTCCAGAACGCAATCATGTCCGTGCTCCCGGGCGACAGCGCCGCGCCGCCGGACGTGGTGGACCCCGCGCTGCACGACCCGAACGCGAAGGTCATGGAGAGGGAAATCCCGACGCCGGACATGGCACGCGCCGCCGGTGTCCGGAAGTGGCAGGACAAGGTGACGCGCGCCCGCAGCTATTGGGACAAGGGCGTCTTCGACCGGATGCGGCTCGATATGCGCATGGCGCGCGGCGACCAATGGGGTGACGCGGCAGACCCGAACAAGACCGGCTTCACCATCCCGGACATTCACAACGACGACCCGGGCGCCCGCTACGTGGCGAACGTCATCCTGCGACACATCCACAGCCGCACGGCGTCCATCTACGGCAAGAACCCGAAGTTCGTCGCCCGGCGCAACAAGCGGCTGACCTCGACCGTCTGGGACGGGAACTTCCAGTCGCTCCAGCAGGCGGTCCAGACGCTGACGACTGCTGCGCAGAACCCGACCGATCCGAGCGCGCTGGGCGCCGCAGTCGAGGCCAAGGCGCTGATCGCGGACGCGCAGGCCACGATGCAGATGAACCAGCAGCTCGACCGGATCGCGCAGACGCTGGAAATCCTGTTCGAGCACGAAATCAACGAGCAGCCGATCCCCTTCAAGGTCCAGATGAAGGCCACCGTCCGGCGCGCCCTCACCGCCTCGGTCGGGTACGTCAAGATCGGCTACGACCGCGTGATGGGCCTCCGCCCGGAGGTCGAGCGCGAACTGACCGACATGAGCCAGAAGCTCGCCACCCTCCAGCGTCTCGCGGCGGACGTGGCAGATGGCGAGGTCGATACCGGCTCCGCCGAAATGGATCAGCTCAAGTCCATGATGGAGGACATGCGCAAGGACGGCGAAATCGTCCTGCGCGAGGGCCTGAGCTTCACGTTTCCCAACTCGACCGCGCTCATCATGGACACCGCGGTCCAGCAGCTCCGGGGCTTCGTCGGCGCCGAGTGGGTGGCCGAGGAATACATGCTGACCCGCGACCGGATCAAAGAGGTCTACGGCGTTGACGTGGGCGGCCCCAATTCGACCGGGCGCACTTACACCGACCAGTCCGGGCGCTTCGCGCGTGGCGAGGAAGGCACGGGCAAGGACGCCAACTGGGACGACAAGTTCTGCGTCTGGGAAATCTACGACCGCAGCTCTGGCCTGGTCTACGTCGTGTGCGACGGGTATCCCGACTATCTGGTCGAACCCGCCAAACCGGACGTGTGGCTGGAGCGCTTCTTCCCGTGGTTCGCGTTCGTGACCAACGAGGTCTACGACGAAAGCTCGGTCGTCCCGCCCAGCGACGTGACGCTGCTCCGCGACATGCAGCTCGAAATCAACCGTGCCCGGCAAGGCCTGCGCGAGCACCGCCGCGCCGCGCGCCCGAAGACCGTCGCGCGCAACGGATCGCTTGAAGACGAGGACAAGGTGAAGCTGTCCACGGGCAAGGCGCACGAGGTCATCGAGCTGAACGGCCTGCCCGACAACATGAAGGTCGAAGAAGCCCTCATGCCGTGGTCGGGCTCGAAGATCGAACCCGGCCTCTATGAGACGGACGCGGCCTATCAGGACATTCTCCGCGTCGTCGGCGTGCAGGAAGCGAACCTCGGTGGAACGTCGGGCGCCACCGCCACGGAGTCGAGCATCGCCGAAGGCTCGCGCATGTCCAGCGTGTCCAGCGTGATCGATGACCTCGATGAGTTTCTCACCGAGATTGCCCGCGCTGCCGGTCAAATTCTGCTCAAGAACACCAGCGCGCAGCGCGTGAAAGAGATCGTCGGGCCGGGCGCCGTCTGGCCCGAGATGACCAAGGATCAGATCGCCCGCGAAATCTACCTCGACATCGAGGCCGCGAGCACCGGGCGCCCCAACAAGGCGCAGGAAATCCAGAATGCCACGCAGATGATGCCGCTTCTGCTGCAAATCCCCGGCCTCTCTCCTGAGTGGCTGGCGCGCGAGATGCTGCGCCGTTTGGACGACCGCGTGGACATCACGGACGCCTTCGCGGCGGGCATGCCCTCGATTGCCCAGCTCAACCGCGTCTCGCAGATGGCTCCCGGCGGCCCGGGAGCCGATCCGAACGGGCAGGGCGCCGAGGGCGCCGACAACACGCCCAGCACCCAGCCAGACAAAGTGAACGGCACACCGACGCAGCCCGCGCCCGCTCAGCAGGCAAATGGCTGACATCATCGAGCCCTTCAAAGTCGAGGAGCCGGTTCGGTCCACTGTGACGGAACTGCGCCAGCTCGCTGACCGGATCGAGCGCGGCGAGATTGGCGGCGTCGCGGTCGTCTACACCGTCAGCGAGACTGGAACGCTGGACTACATCTTGGGCTTCTCGACCTCTCTTGAGGAGGTTGGAGCCGCCGCATTTCTGCTCGATGCGGCCAAAAGCGCCGCCCCAGACGAGGACGACTGACCGGCCCGTCAGTAACCGGCGCGTTGCTTTGCCGTGCACGTCAAAGCACCGTAGCCGACACAGCGCACCGCTCGGCACACCACGCTCATTCGGACCCTCAAACCGTGGAGCGGCTGTTTGCCACCCAACACTGAGACGGGCGAACTCGACAAAGACCTCGGCCTAACCCCTGCGACCACGCCCATTGCAGAGCCGGCCATCCCGGACGCTTCGGTTCCGCCCGAAGAAAATGCTCAGCAGCCGTCCAGCGAGCAGGACAACGCAGCGAAGGACGAGGGTCCGAAAACGATGGCGGAAGCCATCGCAGACGCCCTCCAGCCCGAAGCGGCCTCGGAAGACGACACTGGCGAGAAAGGCGCGGACAAGAACGTCGCTCCGCCCGCCGACAAGGTGCCCGACCCTGCCGCCGAAGCCAACGCCGACAAGTCCACGCAACCCGCCGAAGAAGATGGCGAGGCTGACGAAGACCCCAGCGAAGACGAGCTGAAAACCTACAGCCCGAAGTCGCAGAAGCGGGTCAAGCAACTGCTGAGCCAGCGGAACACGTTCCGCCGCGAAGCCGACGATCTGCGCGAAGACGCGGAGCACTACCGGAATATCCGGAGCTTCATGTCCGACAGCAGGCTCGAAGACGGCGAAGTCGCGGAGCTGTTCAAGGTTGGCAAGCTGCTGAAAGGGACCGATCCGGCGGGCTTCGAAGCCGCGCTGGACATCGTGCTCCCCATCGCTGAGCAGCTTCTGGAACTGACCGGACGGTCGCTCCCGAAGGAACTCCGCGAGCAGGTTGAGAACGGCGCTCTGACCGAGGAGCACGCCCGCGAGCAAGCCAGACTGCGCACCCGCGCGATCATGGCCGAGCGGGAGCGCGACGAGGTTCGTACGACCGCGACGACCCAGCAGAGCCAGCAGTCCCGGATCGCCCACCAGACGGCAGTCAATACGGCTGTCGGCGCATGGGAAGCCCGGGTCCGTCAGTCCGACCCCGACTTCGGCCTCAAGGCCGATGCGATGCGCGACGCCGCGCTGGCACTGGTCGCAGAGAAGGGTGCTCCGAAGACCGCAGAGGAAGCCGTCCAGTTCGCTCAAGCGACCTACGACAAGGTGAACTCGTGGTTCTCGAAAGCCCGTCCTGCTGCCCAGCCCAGCCGTCCAGCCCCCCGCTCCGGCTCGAACGGAAACCGAGCTGGCCTCGCCCCGGCACCCAAGACGCTTGAGGAAGCGATCAAGGGCGCCCTGTCCGCGAAGGCCGCGACCTAAAAGGGCATTCTACCAATGTTCACCCAGAACGAACTGGACAACATCGCCAACGCGGCGCTGGACTTCTATCTCAACAAGGGCGACGTGTTCCAGCAGTCGCTCCAGAGCCGCCCGCTCGTCAAGCTGATGGAAGGCTCCTCGAAGACCTTCCCGGGCGGCAAGGGCAAGATTTCCGTCGCCATCCAGTCGGCGTTCGGTGCCGGTGGCACCAACGACAGCCTCAAGGGCTACACGCACAACGATCAGGTCGTGTTCTACAACCCGGCCAACATCAAGCGTGCTGAGTACCAGTGGCGCGAAATGCACATCGGCATCGAGGTCACGCACACTGAACTCAAGCACGACGGCATCTCCGTCGTCAGCGAGTCCGGCGATACCTCGAACCACGCGGGCCGCGACGCCACGGCACTCGTGAACCTGTGGGACAACAAGCTGTTCGACTTTGGCGAGCGTTACGCGCGCTCGCTCAATGAACTGCTCTGGGGTGACGGCACCGCCGACCCGAAGGCCATCGCTGGCCTGCGCGCTCTGCTCGTGGCCAACCCCACGGCGGGCATCGTCGGCGGCGTCAATCGTGCCACGGCGGCCAACAAGTTCTGGCGCAACCGCGCCCGCACTGCGGCCTACGCTGCGGCGGTCACCGGCGACGGTACGCTCGCCGGACACGGCGGCGATGCCGTGACTTCGAACGTCGCCAACGGCGGCGCCCTCTGGCAGGTACTCCAGGAGGAGCAGCGTCAGCTCCGCAAGTTCGGCGGCCAGCCGAACAAGTTCCTGGCGGGCTCCGACTTCATCGGGGCGCTGGAGAAGGAAATCCGTGCGAACGGTTCCTACTCGCAGACCGGCTTCAAGGGGTCGAAGGACGGCGCCATCGGGCCGATGCTCATGGACGGTACGACCGTCGAGTACGACCCGACGCTCGATGACCTCGGCCTCGCCAAGCGCGGCTACTGGTTCGACACCCGCCACGTCTATCTGATGAAGATGGTCGGTGAGTGGCGCAAGACCCACAACCCGGCGCGCCCGAGCGATCAGTTCGTGCTCAACCGCTCGATCACTTCGACCGGGCAGGTGGTGGGCCACCAGTTCAACTCGGCCCTCGTCATCGACATCACCTAACCGAACACAGGGGTCGCCTCGCGGCGGCCCCTTCTTCCCTTACGCTCACAGCCACCGGAGATAACCTTGGCACGCTTCCAGCTTCTCGGCTGCAACATCGTCATCGGCGGGGACAAGGACAACACCGTTGTCCGTGACAAGTTCGATCCTGTCACCCTTCCCGAGTTCATCATCCTGCGCACGATCCACGGCGGCGTGGACAACGTGACCGACCCCGTTGTGGTCGGCCATCGCGAAGTGCCGCCCGAGGCCGAACGCGAACGCCTCGCCCTCAAGTATGGAGAGGCCATCGTCGCGGGCCTGTTCCCCGGCGCTATGGCGGCTCTCCCGACGGAGGACGCCAGCGTTCCGACCGACGAGGAAGTCGAGGCGGGCGCCAAGGCCGCTCGCGCCGCCCGCAAGACCGTCCGTGACGGCGGCGGCGGCGGCAAGGAGCCACCGGCCAAGCCGAAGGGCGGTCAGCTCCCCGACCTGACGACCTAAAGCCCGTTCTAGGATCACTTCATGCGCTTCCAGACCCTGCAAGAGATGCTGTCCGACCTCCGCGCCGAGGCCGGTATTTCGCAGAACGTTGCGCATGGAGTAACGGCGGTCGAGCCGCACAAGGCGCTGCTGCGTCGCGTGCAGGAGGAGCTGTATCTGGCCTATGATTGGCCGCATCTCCAGACCTCCACAATCGTGTCCGTGTCCGCAGGTACGCGCTTCAAGGCGTACCCGGACACGTTCACCTTTGACGGCATCGAGCGGGCCTACACGAAGGACGCCTCCGACAAGTGGCGCCCTCTCGGCTATGGCATCACCACCGAAGACTTCAATGTCTACGACAGCGACGCGGACGAACGGACGTTCCCGATCCGCTCGTGGCAGAACTACATGCAGGACACCGGCGACACGTCGAACAACATGTTCGAGGTCTGGCCGATCCCGGACACCAACACGTCGATCAAGTTCGAGGGAAAGCGCTCCATCTTCCCGCTCGACGCGGACGACAAGACCTCGACGCTCGACGGCCCCGTTATCGTGCTGTTTGCCGCCGCCGAACTTCTCGCGCGGCAGAAGGGCGACGACGCGGGGCTCAAGCTCCAGAAGGGGCAGGATCGGCTCCGTCTCCTCAAGATCAGGCAGCGCGGCAAGAACGCGCGCCCAGCCAACCTCGCGGGCGGCGGTGCCAGGCGCGTGCTCCGGCCCGGGCTCGACTACATGCCCCGGAGGTCGTGATTGGCCTACGTCATCATCGAGAATTTCTCGCAGGGCGTGGACCTCCGCAAGTCGGACATCACGTCGCCGCCCGGGTCGCTCCGCAAGCTGCGAAACGCCTTCGTCAACGTCGGCGGGGAGGTCGAGAAGCGGAAGGCCTTCACGTCCGTTGGATCGCTGCCAGCGGGCCAGACAAAGGGCCTCGCATTCCGCAACAATCGACTGGCTGTGTTCGGTACGCTGGCGGCGGGCAGCGTAGGAACGCTGGCGCCCTATACGGACTACTACCAGCTCATCCCCTCGGTGGGTGGCCTCACCATTGACCGCGTGCTCGACGTGTCGCCCTTCAAGGGCGGGCTCTATGTCATCGCGCGCTTCTCGGACACCAGCGTCCGGCACTTCTACGTCAACGGCGCTACGGCGAACCAAGTCACCAGCGGCTCGGTGGCGGGCACCAACGCGCGCACGCACTCCACCAAGCAGTATGTGGTCGATGGCCGGAACCTCCGGTTCTCGGCTGTGGGCGACAGCGCCGACTTCGCGGGCATTGGCTCGGGCATCATTGACGTGTCCGAGCAGGACACGGGCTCGACCGAACTTGTCGGCATCGAGCAGTACTACTCGTACCTGGCGCTGTTCGCCCGCAATGCCATCCAGCTCTGGATGATGGACCCGGACCCGGCCAAGAACTCGCTGATCCAGACGCTGGGCAACATCGGGCTCGTGGCGGCGAACGCCGTCGCCAAGTATGGAAACGGCGACGTGCTGTTCCTGTCCGACACCGGCATCCGCTCTCTGCGTGCTCGCGACAGCTCCTCTGCCGCCGTGCTCAACGACATTGGCTCTCCGATGGACCCGAAGGTCGCAGAGAAGCGTGCGGTTCTGACGCCGACCGCCGCCGAAAAACTGACAGCCCTGGTGGACCCTCTCTCGGGGCACTGGTGGCTCATCTGGGGCGACGAAGTGTTCGTGCTCGCCTACTACCCCAACTCCAAGGTAACGGCGTGGTCCATCTTCGAGCCGCCCATCTCGGTGGACTACTCGACGCTGGCGAACTCGCGCCTCGTGTTCCGCGCGGGCGAGGAGCTGTTCGTTTACGGCTCGGTGCCCGCCAGCGGCTCGCCCTTCGACCCCAACGTGCCCGTGGGCTCGTCTGCGGCGCTCTATGACAGCGCGCCGGTGGAGCTTGAGCTGCCGCCGGTGGACGCCAGCAAACCTGCAACGACCAAGCTCTGGCAGGCGCTGGACGTGGCGTGCGAGGGTACTTGGGCCGTCTACATCAATCCGAACCCTTCGCAGGCGCCCAACACGTGGACGCTGGTGTCCACAGTGGCGGGTACGACCTACGGGCTGGACCTCCTGCCAATCGGCATCCGGTCCACGCACCTTGCCGTGAAGCTCGTCTCGCAGACGACCGGTGTCCAGCGGGTCGCCCGCGTCGTCGTCCACTACGAGGATGGCGCGAAGGACAACAAGAATTGATGAAGACCCGGCTTCTCCCGGCACCGCCGCTCGAAGACGTGCATTGGGTCGCGCTTCGCATGCGCGACCGCGACCGCGAGGAAATCTTCGCCACGCAATGGACCGATGATGTGGTTGAATTGGTCGAGGCGGTGCGTGCGTCTGGCACATTCCGCTGGGGCGTCTACATTGGCTCCCGGCCCGTGGCCATGATCGGCGCAGCGCCGCGTTGGCCCCGCGTCTGGAATGCGTGGGCCTTCGGCACGGATGAGTGGCCGCGTGTCGTGAAGACGGTCACCCGGCATGTCCGCGACTTCATGATCCCGGGGCTACACAACGCGGGCGCGATCCGCGTTGACGCCACGGCGCTGGAGTCGCACACCGACGCACGGCGCTGGCTCACCGCGCTGGGCGCGACCCCCGGAATGCCGCTTGCGAACCACGGCAAAGATGGGCAGACCTTCGTCACCTACTCCTGGTTGCGACAAGACCTCCTCGCTGCTCCCGCAACGGCAGTTCCAACTTTGGAATTGAACCGTGTGCGGACCCGGAACGAATAGCGGCCAGAAGCCCAAGGGCAACGGCGGAACCGGCAACGGGGGCAAAGGCAAGGGCAAAGGCGACGATGGCAAGACCAAGACCATCGAGCAACTGCTGCTTGAGGAAGCCGAAGCTGCGCGACTTCGCGAGGAGGAGCGGCAGGGCCGTATCAAGGCGGGCATGGCCGATATCGACGCCACGTTCGCGGGCTTTGGCGACGACTTCTACAAGAACCGGAAGACGGCCTTCCTCGACTTTTACCAGCCCCAGCTCAACGATCAGTTCAAGGACGCGCGGGATCAGGTGACGTTCGCGCTCGCGCGCAACGGCACGCTCAATTCCACCATCGCGGCGGACGAGGCCGCGAAGCTCGGTAAGAAGTACTCTCTCGAAACCGGCTCGCTCGTGTCCCGGGCAGAAGGCGACGCCAGCGCGCTGCGCTCGAACATCGAGAACCAGAAGTCGGCCATCAAGTCCCAGCTCAACGCGACGGGCGACGTGGCCTCCGCTACCAACGACGCGCTTGCCCGCACCAAGATGATCTACGAGGACCGCCCCGACTACTCTCCGCTGGGCGACATCTTCGGCGGCGTGGGCGACGCCATCGGCAACTACTCGGCGGCCACGCGAAACAGGCAGCTCTATGACGCGTATTTCGGCAACAGCGGCGGCGCTGCTAGGACGGTAGTCTAATGTGCAACCCGGCAATGATCATCCCCGCCGTCGGCGCAGGCCTGAGCATCGCAGGCGGTGTCGTTCGCGGCAACGAGAACGCCGCCTACACGGACGCCGTGCAGGCCGCTGAGCGCAAGGCGTTCAAGCGGTCGCTGAAAGCCCGCAAGAAGGAAATCAAGCGGCAGGGCGAGTGGGAGAACCAGTCGTTCGGCGCCATCGACGCGACGCGCAGCGCGCTGGGCACGGAGAATTTCGACCAGTCCCGTGAGCGCGCCATCGGTTCGTTCATGGATACTCTCGCGGCGCGCCCCGGCAGCATCGAAGGCGGCTTCACGCTGTCCGGCCAGGGCGACGCCTCCAACGAAGTGAAACAGGAAATCGCGCGCCGCGCCGCTGCCGCTGCCGCCGAGGCTCGCAGCCGCGTGGACTCGCTGGCCAAACTGACCAGCTACGACGGCGCCTCGCTCGACCGCACCATCGCGCTCGGCAACAACGCCGACACTCTCGCGACCATCGGCGGCTTCCGTCGCGGTTCGCTCGGCGTGTCGCAGTCGGAGCAGTCGATCCCGGCGGCCACGGTCCAGAGGCCGGACGGAACCATCGCGGACATTCTCTCGGGCGCGGGCGGCGTGCTGTCCGGCATCCCGAGTTACTGAGGAGCCCTCGACCGTGGCAAACATGACCATCCAGAACCCCGGCCTCGGCAAGCTCTTTTCGGGCCTCGCGTCCGCTCTTGGCGGTGGCGACGCCGAGAGCCTGATCCGGGCGGACCTCGCCAAGACCCAGCGCGACAACGTGCTGTCGGACACGGCCATCAATCAATCGAAGCTCGCGACCCTCCAGCGGCAGGAAACCGCAATGAAGTCGCTGGCCGACATTCTGGGCGACCCCACGCTGGCCACGACGGCGGAGGGGCGTGCCTCGCTCATGTCCGTGCTGTCGCAGGTTCCGGACGGGCTCCAGTACGGGCCGGGCTTTGCTCTTGGCAGCTCGACCTTCACCAACCCGCAGGTGTTCAACGACGCGGACCTGTCCAAGGCGGCGCTCGGCACGGGCGTGGTGTCCGACTACGCGAACACCCCCACGGGGCTGGCGCAGACGCTCGCCGGTGACATGGAGAAGGCCGCGCTCCAGGAGCAGGGCGACACCTACCGCAAAATCCTCGAAATCGCGAACCCGGGCTCGGGCTCGGGGCGTGTGCCGCCAACCGTCGAGTTCGATGATGTCGAGGCGTTCTCGGGTGCCATTGACGAAGCCCTCGCCAACCAGTTCGGCGGGACCGCCGTGGACCCGCAACTCCGTGACGCGCTGATCGCGCATGCTGTCCAACTTTTCCAGCAGAGCCGCAACGCGCCGATGGCTGTCCAGCAGGCGCTGGCCGACTTCGAGATGGCGCAGACGACCGAAGGCGCGAGCAACGCCGGTGTCCCGTTCCAGCAGGCTGGCGCAGTGCTCGGCCCGCTCCTTGGCGCCCCGGCGTCCGCGATCGGCGGCATGATGAACAGCCCCGGCCAGACGACCGTCACCGGCGCCATGCGCCCGGGCGCGAACACGTCCGTGCTGCCGCAGGTTGTCATCCCGCCGGACGTGGCCGCCGCGACCAACACCCCGGTTCTGCCGCAGATGATGCAACC